AACAATAGATGCAAATGGTATTGTTACGGCTAAAAATATTACTATAGCTACACAAAGTAAAACAAAAACTTTAGGCGATCTTGCAGAAATCATTAATGCTTCAGGTGCTGACGCTAAATTAGTTATTGATAATGTTACCAATCAGCTTTCAGTGGTTGATGCAAATACAGAAGATTTAGTTTTAACAGTTTCTTCCGAAAACTTCACCACTAATCGTACGGGTAACCAGAACTTTATTGAATCCATGGGTCTTACCCAAACTGATGCAAGAGCTTTGCAAACTTTGACAAGAGATACCAAACTTTCGGATTTGAAAGATAACGAAGGTTTTGCTTTATTAGGTGATGATGTTGTAAGTAGAGTTAATAATCTTGCTATTATTAGACAACAAGATGTAGATCTTAATGATGGTTCGGTTAGAAGCAATGTAATTTTACATACTATTAATCTTAGCAGTATTAATCCCAACAGTACAATAAAAGATTTAGCTAATGAAATTGAAACTCAAACAGATAAAGCATTTGGATTGTTTTACTCTAATAATAACAAAAGAGTTTTACGGGCTGAAGGTTTAGCTGATTCTTCAGATGATCAAACTGTGGGTATAAAGATAATGGAGTTAGAGGTTGATAGTTTTGATCAAGATGGTAACACTATATTTAAAGATGATGGTACTAGTTCTCCGTTTGTTATGGATATTGCAGATGATGCCCCCCTTGAGTCAGACGGTAAGACTGTTAAACGGGGTAAGTTTGGCGAGTTGATGGGTTTAAGAAATACATTAGCTGACTTTACCTTAGTTGTAGAAGACAAGAACTTTAATTTGTCACAGCAAACTGATCTCGGACAGTCTGTTGTTTCTTTTCAAAATATTAAAATTCCTACTGAAGAGAATGATACAATTAAAACAAATGCAGCAGCTGATACACTGTTTAGTTTGTACGAAGGCGGCACGTTAAGTACAAGTGCAACCAAACAGCAACGTGGTAGAGGTAAAGTGTACGAGGTTAGAGAACGATTCTTTGACTTTATCCCCGGGTTCTATAGAGCAATCAGTGAACCAGATGGCGGCAACCCATATTATGAAGTAGTTAGATCTGAAGATAGATACTCGGTTGTAGATGAAAGAACTTGGCCTATTGTTTTAGACTATAATACCACCTCTGGTACATGGAGTATGGTTACTCCTTCGTGGTCACCACGGCAATCTGGCAATATTAGCAACAATCCGGGGCCATCACCCTTTGTTAATGCTACAGATATATTTAAAAGAGATCCACGGCGGATTACTTCTATTACTACATGGAGAAATAGATTGTGGTTTGCGGTAGATGATACTGTATTCTCGTCTGAGTTTAGTAATTTCTTTAATTTATTCCTAAGTGATCCGTCTACTATTGTAGATACTGATGTAATTGACGTTAGATCTTCTTTAGATAAGGTATCTAAGATTAATAATATGATTTCATTCTATGACTTCTTGTTTGTAAATACAGACAATGATATTCAGTTTGAACTTCAAGGTTCTGAAAACCAGATTACTCCGTTTACTGCAGAGTTATCACCTACCACGTTCTATGCTTCGGATCCACTGGCTAAACCTCAGCTTATCGGTTCTCAGATTTACTTCTTTGCTCCGCAAAAAATCTATCTGTACTACTCCTCTGCCAATAAAAATGTTATTACTCAGGCAGTAGAAACAACTCAGCATTGTGAGGGATACTTACCTAAAAACTTTGGTACTATTGCTAGAGCACCCTCACAGGATAGTATTATTATGGTAGATGCAGATAATACTAATGAATTGTATTTGTATACTCAACGATTTTCTGGCGACAACGTAGCACAAAACAGTGTATTTAGATATATTTTAGATGAAAATGTTACAGTAGATAGTATGGAAGTATTTGATAATTATTTGTATATGGTTACATCCAGACCATTCCAAAAGAAAAATAATACAACTAAGGATTATTACTTTGTTGAGCGTACATATCTAGAAAGTATTGAAAATGATTTACCAAGACTAGATCACTTGCATTTCTTTGAACCTAATATTAAATTCCCTGAGGATTCTGATACTCAGTTTAATGTTGTTTATGATAGTGATACTACTTCATCTACATTTGATACAACAACTTTTATTCTTCCGTATCAAGATGAGAATGTTAATACAATTGTGTTTGGTCCCGGGTATGGAGATTACTCAGGTAGATCAATTCCTTGTGTAAATGTAACAGAAGCGGGTAAAAAAACTAGGTTAAGAGTAGATGGTAGATTTGATGACTTCTTGGCTGTAAAAGAAGATCAAGGTTTAATTGAGTCTACAGTTCTTGAGTCAGAAGCACAAGGTTTTATTTCTCAAGCACCAGAAACAACTGACGATCAGGGTTTCTTATTTGGTGTTGCTACTGGTGGACAGATTGGTATTTATGTGGGAACCCCTTATACTATGAATATTGAGATGTCTCCTCAGTTTGTACGTCAAGAACAAGGTGAAATTATAGATGGCGTATTGAATCTAAGAACTATATCTACTAGATACTTTAATACGGGAGAATATGCCATTAAGGTTCAACGTAAGGGTGAAGAAGATTTTGTTAGTATTTCAACAAAAAGAGATCCCTTTTATAAAGAATCCCTGTATAATGAATCAACAATAGATAGGCCCGTCCCGGTGTCAAGTGAGGGAGAGTTTATATCTAAAATATTTGGCGACTCCGAACGTATGAGAGTCTTTATTCAAAGTGATCACTACACCCCATGTAATATTACTCACATTGAGTTTAAGGGTGTCTTTAAACAAAGCTATAGATCTGGACAAAATTAAGGAGTAATACATGGCAAAGCGTGTACAAAAAAGAAGAGGCTCGCCTTCAGAACATGCCGCCTTTACAGGTGGAGCAGCGGGTGAAATTACGGTTGAACTGCCAACTTCTAGAGGAAGTGGTTCTACGCAAGAATATGCTGCAGTATATGTGCATCATGGCGACAATGCAGTAGGAGATCGTATTGCATCAGCGGCAGAAGTAAATAATACTGCTAGACAGGTTGTAGATGAACAACGTTTCTTAGCCAAGATTACTGGTTTTAGGGCCATTGATGATGACGGTAACACAGCAAATCCAGATGTCTTACCTTCACGTTGGGAATACAGATGGGAAGAAGTGTCTATTAGTGGCGGTAATGCAGATGTAGCCCAAGTTATGACAATAGCCTTATCTGGCACTCAAAGCTCCGGTGGTGCGGAGTCTAAGAATATTACTCTTCCCAAGTCTTTATATGGTGATACTAAAGATCTTGCTGTTAATGTGGATAATGGTGCAAGTGCTGTTACTATTGCTACTCAGATTGTTAGTGTTGTAAATAGTGATAGCGATGTCCAGTATACTGCCTCAAATAATAGTGGAGCCAGTTCTACGGTTACTTTTACAGGTAAAATTAAAGGAGCTTTAAAGCACCCAGTCATGGCTGCACATACAGGTGTTACTGTTGGTGACCCTACCATGAGTACAGTCGGTACCAAATATACTGCTATCACCACGGCAGCATCCTCTGCTGATCTGAGTAGAAGTTCAGATCCCGGTTCAGACGGTACGCATGAGTTTGCAGCAGTTAACCTTTGTGAGTTAACAAATAGTACTAAGTTTATTGGTCCCGGTATTGGCAATGGTAGCACTGATATTGCTTTGCAGTCTGCCAATGGACCTTGGCCTACAAACTATAAAGTTGTCCCTATTGGCGGTACGGCTAGTTATGGAGCAGCGGTGGCTAATGAACCCGATACTGGTTCAGCTGGCACGGCTCCATACTTTAGCAATACCGCTGTACATTATGTAGTTGAGATGGTTGAACGACGTAAGCTAGATCCGGGTACCGCTGCTAACCAAACTGTTGGTTCTGCAAATACAGATGGATACAATGTATTCTACTATTTCCAAGTTCCTAATGCTATTACTGGCCCATGCTAAGGAGTAACTAATGTCTGAAGAACTTCTTAGTAAATGTTGTCCTACATTTTTTAAAGCAACTCGTTGCGATAATTCTTGTTTTCGTAGAGCTGAAGCTTATATTGCTACTGATGTTTTTGCTAGTATCGCTGATGCTAATAGAGAGTATGTAAGATTTGGTACGGATGATGACGGTGATGATGTTTGTTGGTATGTAGATAGAACCCAGACACCTCTTACTAGTGTGCCATCGGGTGCTACTATTATTAGTGGTCTTACTCCCGCTACAGATATTGTAGATTCTGAAGATGATATCTTAATTGAATCCGCAACTCAAGATGATAAACTCTGGGTTGTTGTTTCTTCGTGCCGAAGATCAGATTATGATGTCATTCTTAAGGGCGGGTCTGGTCCAGATTATTTTGTTAATGATTCTACTAAACGTACAGCATTTTTAAAAAGATTTGGTGGTTTAAAATCAGCTAATGGATCTGGTACATGTTACAATCCCAAACAACAACTATTTGCATTTAATTCTAGAACAGCTACAATTGATGGTTCTACAACACACCAAGGTAATTCAGGTGTAGGCGATCCTGATCCAATTGCAGTTGGTCAGTTTATTACAATTAGTGGAACTACTGTTGATGAAAATGGACTTATTTTTCCTGCTTATGGCGGTGCAATTGGCAATAATTCTGCAGATGCCGCTTTCCCTACAGCTACTTTAACTAATGAAATATTTAGAGTAATAGATATTAAAAGACAGAATAAACCGGGAGTCACTAATGGTGTTAAATATTACAAACCAATTGATGCTTATATTAGTAGCCCTGTAATTACAAAACTGGATAATAATTGTTCTGATTGTTTGCAGGCATATTTAAATGCAGAAAGTCAAACAGATGCTACAACTGCAACTCTTAATACTATCATTCCCTTTGCAACTGCAGATGCAGCAGATATTGCCTGTATAGATGCCTGTCCAAGCTTGTGGCCTTGTCGCGTTCAAATTGACCGTCAATACGATATTAGATGTACAAAAACAAGAAGCCCGGAAGGAGGAGGAAATAAACAAATATCTAGAAGTCCTGTAATTCTTAATGGTTTTGTAGCCCCTGAAGTTACTAGTAATTGTTGTACGTCTACTGGTGATGGTACTTTAGGTACTGAAGCGCCCAAATCATTTGAGTTTAATTATAATGAAGATATTGGTACTAATATTCCGTGCACTAAGAGTATTTTTGACGCTCATAGAAATGATCTCACTTCCGGTATTAACAGTGTTACAATTAAAGCTGAGTATACTAAAAACATGAGATTAGTTCAAAATCAACTTGTAGATGTTGCAACTTGCGGGAATACGGTAAACACCAAGACACTAACAGATGAACAGGGGAATACTTGTGACTTTAATTACAGTTTAAATTCTATTTCTATTACTACAAGTTATGACTCGGAACCTACACATACGGACGTTCCTATTGTTCAAATTGAACCTACAGCTGAAAATGAAGTATTAGAATTAGCCGTTTTACCAGCATGGAAAGATTCACAACAAAGAAATTGCGATCAATTTAACAACTGTATTGACGGCAATATAGGTAGCAGTTTATTCACCACTTCATATACTGTTGCTAGTAAGCCGGGATTTGCTGGCAAATTAGAAGAAAATTTACAAACCATTGGTCTTGATGCTACCCAAAAAATTTATAAAGGTAGAATTGGAATGTTACAACAAAGTGGCAAAATTATTCCTTTTCTTAGATATGTTGATTTTTATTGTCACAATAATGAAACAATTGAATTACCCTCTGGAAATGCAGCTACTTTAGATGTTGCTTCTACTGTTGCTATAGATAATACTAACACTTCAGGTAATATTGATTTAGTTGTTCCCTATGCACCTCAAATTGAAATTGCCGCTGGTTTTAATGTTAATGGTATGAGTAGAGATGAACAGTTAACAGCAAGAGTATCCGAAGGGGGTAGATCTGATGCTGTAGATCATCCGACTAGTGCTGGAAATAGATGCTACCCCGGCAAATCTCATCAAAGTAAAATTACTTTTGGACTTAGGGGTGTTAATGGCGATGCAATTGAAGCCTTACCTTTTTATCTACAGAGTTATTGTGTAGGTGTAGGACCTTATACATACGAAGAAGGTACACATAAATGTTTTAGTGGAGCATCGGGTGATGATATTACAAACTTTGAAAATGAATTATCTTGTACGGATGGTGAAGATGAGACAAAACATAGCGATTGTCCTAAATGCGATATTCCTTGTGTATCAGGTAGTGGATCCTGTCGAGATATTTTCTTTTTAACTAATCCATCCTTTGCAGCTGCGATTGCATCTAATAATGTGATTACTAAATGGAATGGCAGTCAAACAGGAGTTGTATTTAAAGGTAATTATCTTTATCAAGGAAATGGAGTAGGCTATGCTGAGGGAGGTCTATCGGGAGATCCCTATGAGTATCATATTAACGGTGTTCCTTCAAAAGATCCTACGACAACAAGGGCAGTGGGTGTAGATAGTGAGTGGTCTAGCATTGTGGTAGAAGCTCAAGATCCATGGACAAAGGGGTGTGAAGATTGTTTAAGAAATGACACGGGAATTACTAACAGTAATTACACGGTCATGAGCGATGGGGTTGAAAACCTAGACGCAGATGAATTTAATAACCCTCATGGTAGTTAAGGAGATATTATGCCTAAAGCTGTTTCTGTGATTAGTTTTGTTGATAGAGATTCTAATAATGTTTATAATGTAAAAGTTACTATTCATAATGATTTCTCTATTACTCATGATTATGTAGGTGAAGCAACACCTGTTATTGAAAAGAGAGAACCAAAAAAAGAATCTTTTGGTGACAAAGTTGAAAAGTTTATTGATAAAGTAACTGGTGGACAGGTCAAAAAATGTGGTGGCTGTGCCAGAAGAAAGGCTTTACTAGATAAGATTGCAGGAGGCAAGGATGAGCAGTAAGTTACAACAACTTCAAGACATGTTATTTGATGCATTGATTACAGATCTTAATGATCCTATGACTAGAGGTCCCGGTCTTTATGCTGTAGTTCGTGGAGTCTTAAATGACCACAAAGAGAGCGTGGATTTGTTACCACAAGAAACTATTCAAAATCTTGAACAAGCAATGGCAGACTCTGCCCCATTTAAAGTTAATGTAGGTTAAGATGGAACAGTTTATTTTTGTTGAGATCATTGTTGGAGCAGGTATTGTTAATTTTCTTTGGCAGATACAAAAAGAACTCGGCAAAATTAATTCTAATTTAGAAAACTTACATCACATTGTTCAGGATCATGAGAACAGATTAAGAAATATCGAGGATCATTTATAATGCAAGTGCCTCCAGAAATGAAGGATGACTTTAGAAATCATCTTTGGGCGTGTTTTAAGTATCTTGGTTTAGGCGAGCCGACAGCTGTGCAGTATGCTATGGCAGATGCGTTACAGCATGGCCCAAATGATATGCAGTTGCAGGCAGGGCGGGGCTTTGGTAAGTCTGTTATTACCGCTTGCCTTGCTTCTTGGTTCTTAGTCAAAGACGCAAATGCTACAATTATGGTTGTTTCTGCTACGGGTAATAAAGCTGTAGAATTTATTAGTATGACCCGTAGAATTTTAGATCTTGTTCCCTATTGTGAACACTTGAAACCCGGAGATCACACCACTGATAATGCTTTTAGCTTCAACGTAGAATCTAGAACACGGATTGGGCAGGATAAGTCATGTTATGCTAGAGGAATCACTGCTCAGATTACAGGATCTCACGCAGAATACCTTATCTTTGATGATGTAGAGATTGAAGGTAACTGCGAGACTGCTATGGCTCGGCAAAAATTGCTTAATAAATGCCTTGAAGCCGAGCAA